CGACTTATTAAACGTAACACAAATCGCAGCATCATACTTAGATACGCTTTATTTACAAATCAAGTTCTTAACAACAATCAAAGATCAATATACCAATATTCAGATTGATGAAAAGCCATTCCCATTTTCTAAATCACTTTTAGAATCAATGGGTATTGTTGCACCAAGCTTATTTGTTGATGCCAAGTTGATGGAAGAAGTCCTATCAAGGGATGAAGAAAGAAACTACGAAGATAAGCTTAATGAAATAAAGAATGTTATTTATCAAAATATTTACAGCAATCTTCAAAGCATTCTAAAATCAAAGGGAACTGAGAAATCAGTAAGAAACTTACTTCATTGCTTTGGTATCGATGAAGAGTTGGTTAAACTTTCAGTTTATTCAAACAACGACAGTCTCAAAGTAGCTGACAACGTTTCAAATCTTACTGTTAAAAAGAAATCAATAAACCTTAACGATCCAGATAGATTCTACTCAACTATCTATCAATACAAAGATCCTTCAAATACAGCTTCTACATCTTACATTTCTGGTGCTACATCAACAGAGCTAGATTATGTTCCATATACATTTGAAGCAGAAGTAGTATTCCCAAGAAAACTGAATAATGATCAACCAAACTATTTCGTAACATCATTTTCAAGTGCTTCAATCTTCGGTGGTCACACCGCTGTATCAAATGCAGATGATTACACTTGGGCTTCACCAGATTACTTTGGATTTAAGGTATTAGCAGTTAAGGATTCTGAGAATCCAAACAATGCCAGATTCTGCTTACAAGTTCCAGCACTTTCTATCACTTTAACATCTAGCTTGTATACAGATGTATACCAAAGCGAGCGTTGGAACTTTGCCGTAAGAGTTAAACCAAGCAAACTAGAAAATGCAAATATTGTATCTGGAACTACTAACGCAACATATACAATCGATTTCTATGGTGTAAATACTGACGGCGGTGTCGTAGTAAATGAGTTTTCTCTTTCCTCCTCAGTTTCTAATGCAAATGGAAAGAACTTTGTAAGAGCAGCTAAGAGACTTTATTTTGGTGCAGAAAGAACAAACTTTACAGGCTCCTTGGTTAATGCCACTGATATCAAGCTATTAAATCTAAGAGCTTGGGCAGCATATCTAACTAATGAAGATATCCAACGCCATGCAGCCGATCCAATGAGCTATGGTATCGAATCCTTAAATGAAAATGCATATTTAACACAAACAACATTCGATAATATTAGCGTACCAAAAGCCGAAACACTTCTTCTAGATTGGCAGTTTGATCAAATAACTGGTTCAAACTCTGGTTCTGGCGTACCCGGTACTAGTGATGGATACTTCCTAGTAGATGACGCAACAGGCGGTTCTGCTACATATTCCAAGTACAACACAGTTTTCAACAATCTAAAGAAATATCAATATGTTGGTAAGGGCGACCTATTCCCACAAAATGACAATACCATTATTGATACACAATATATCTTTACATCAAGATTAAATCATTTTGAAGATATAAGAAACTCACAACTTGTTAACATCCTTTCAGTTGAAGAGCAGACTTTATTCACTCGCCAAACACGTCCAATAAACTACTTCTTTAGTTTTGAAAAGAGCATGTACAGAACAATCTCTGAACAAATGCTCAATATGTTTGGTACTATCCTAGACTTCAATAATCTAGTTGGTGAGCCAGTAAACAAATATCGTAGAGAATATAAGAGCTTAGGCAAGCTTCGCCAAATGTTCTTTGAGAAAGTACAGAATACACCAGATCTAGATAAGTATCTAGACTTCTACAAGTGGATTGACAGTGCAGTAGGTAAGTTCCTACTTCAACTTGTACCAGCATCAGCCGATACATCAGATGGACTTCTAAATGTAATCGAAAGCCATGCATTAGAACGCAACAAGCACCAATACAAGTTCCCAACAATAGAGTTCAAAGCACAAGTACCAGAAACTGGTTTTATTAGCGTTAACAAACATTTATACAACTGGCGTATTGGTTTTAGACCATTAAACAATCAAGAAGATGATAACTGTCTATATTGGAGTGATAGAGCAGAAAGAACAACCTCTCCTCTTTCCTCATCAGATGCTGGTGTGAATAATACAAGAACAAAGATCTTTGAAGCAAAAGCACAAGCTCTTAATCGTTCTTATACTACTCCATTACGTCTTGATGTTGGATTCAACAAGACAATAAAGGGTGGTGTAAACTTTGAATCAAGCAAGAATCTAGACTATGTTAAGATTGCAACAGAACCACATGGTCCACTTGATTCAGATGGTATCGTACAACCACCAGCAAACTATCTATTTGCAGGCATTGTAAACACTTCTTCAGTATTGAAAGATTGTGACGACATATTAAACCCAACACAAAAGAAGAAATATTACTTCTCAACTGTTCACGGTAGAGATTATAATGCAACACAAACAAGTACTTACAGCCATGTTGTAAGCAGCAGAATCGCATTACCAGCAAACTTTGTAAGCGCAAGCATTCAAGGCGGTTATCACGATTATGTTTCCGATCAGTTTATGAGCGGTGTTGATATAGTCAATATCCACAATGATACCTATGGTTCTTCAAATGAAGTTCCAATGCAAGGTCCATTCACTAATCAATGGGTTGGTGGAAATCAATCAAGACACATCACTTTAAATACTGGAAGTGATTCATATTTAACAAGACCAGAAGCTTGGAAGATTGCTCTTGGCGTTTCTGGTAGCAGCACAGATATCTATCAAACTGCTGTTGGTTGGATTGGCGCAGACTATCCATATCCAGAAGGTAATGACTTTGAACCATCTTATCCAGTAGTTGCACACAAGAGAGCAACATACTTCCGCGACGAAACAGCAAAGCGTCCTGTAAACATTCGTAACATTCGTTCTTCAACTGGTTCGGTAGATCTTGGTAACTATTCAAGAAACTATCAAGTTGTTCAAACAATGGGAAGAACAACAAACAATAGACTTCTTCTTGATCAAGTAACCCCAATCACTTCATCAGAACTATTTGGTGTTGTTAGAACCTCAGTAACCTCACCAAGAACCGATTTTACGCTTGTTGAAAGACCACGTACAGAAACAGTCATTGGTTCACGTTTCTCTGCTCCCGGTGATTCTAGAACCCTTTCAAGAGGTTTCTTGAATGCTTATGCAGAAGAGCTTTCACCATACAATGCAATGTCATTCAGAAATCGTCAAGTCATTGGCGATGGTAGAAGAACAGCCGATGCACTTACGAACGATATCGAGAGATACAACGAAACTGTATCTGGCGCAGTAGGTAAGTCATTAACAGCATTACTAGCCAAACCAACATCAGTTGGTGGCTATGAATCTGGTTCTACAACAGTAGCATCGCTGCACAAAGTCAATAGAAACACACTTTACACTATTGATTATTCTGGCTCTGGTACAGCAGTTACAGCAGATTATGACAACGGATTTGTAACACATCAAATACCACAAAATGATGCTGGTTATGCTTGGATTAGAGCAGCTATTTCTGGAACAGCAGATGATAGAAATCCTGCTTATTTTGGACACATACTTACAAACTACACAGTCCCATCTGGCACAACTTCAACTACACAATCTCTATCAATGATTTCTGCTTCTTTGTTTGGAAGTACGTTTAATATTACAAATAGTTTAAGAACACTTGGATATGATCAATCAATATCTGGTAATAACTCAAGTTATCTACCAGTTGACTTTGTTGGTCTGAATAGTAATGTCTACGAAAGTGCTTCATACACAACACTACTTGCTACAACTGGTGCTTATAGAGATTTGGCTGGTGGTTTATTAAAAACTAACGATGCTCTCGCTGAAACAACTGGAGCGGTAGTTATTGGCGATCAAGGAATCTTCTTTAAGCCAGATGGAACAAAAATGTTTGTATATGGTGAAGATGGATTTGCTTTTTTTCCAAGAAATGAAAGAATAAGTGAATATAATCTTTCTACTGCATGGGACACGACCAGTGCTGTGTTCTCACAAACTGGCACTTTATCACTAGCTGCTATTAATTCAGCTTATCCGACTATTTTTACCTATGGAGCGAATTCTGGTGAAGGAACATTTTTTGAATTCTCGTCAGATGGAAGTAAACTGTATGTTTCTTGGGATAATGCATATGAATTATATGGTATACAAATATCATTTTTTGTGCAACAATACGATCTATCATCATCTTGGGATATTTCAACTTTAACGCTTAATTCTGGTAGTTATGCACTAAAAAATGATATACCTCCAATAACACACGGAACTTTTTCTAATGATGGAACAAAAATATATTGTACAGATGGTACAAGCATATTTAAATATAATCTGAGTACTGCTTGGGATATCACAACAATTTCTAGTACCTATGAAGGAACATTTAAGTTTCCAAGTATTTCTTTGTCTAGTGTTGATAGAATTAAGTTTTCATCAGATGGTACAAGATTATATGTATATGGGATTGATAACACAAGTATCAATACTGTACCAAATTATGATCAAGTTGTTGGTAACTCAAGTTCGCAAAGAACTATAACAAGATTAAATTTATCTACTGCTTGGGATATTACTACAATACAATATGATAAAATTGCTATTAAAGAAAATGATAACTATCTTTCTTCACCGCAGTATAGATTTTGGTCTTCTTTTGCCATAGGAAACGAAAATTTATCTAATGGTAAAATATATTATTCATTTCTAACTAATGGACTTTCTTTAGTTAGAACAGGTTCTTTAGTACAATATGATTATGTTTACAATAGACAAGTAGAATTAAATTCTTCTGCTTCTATGCTTAATTCACTATTATCGCATAGAGGTGGAGCTTATGGATATAATGTACCAAATCAAGTAAGAAATAGTGATCATCCAATTGTAAGAGTACAAAGAAAAGATAACTATATTACAGTTAATACAACAGAAGAAAATGTTCTTATAGAACGTGAGCCAGTAGTTTATTTTAATAGTCCACACGAACTTTATATTGAAAATAAAGAAACAAATCAAATATTTGAAGCAACTTATTCTTATGATAATCTTCTTCAATCATTTGAAAATGAAAATCTTTTCAATAATTTAGTACAATCTAAGAATACAACATTTTATGAAAAAGCTATAAAAATGTTAAAGAATAATGATAAATATAAGTTCTCTAAACTTGTTTATAAAACTTCAATTTACCCAAAGAAAAAATATTCTACTTTATCTGATACAAGACAGAGGAAATACTATTCCTTCTCAGCTTGGAGAGACAACAGAGAAGATAGAGCAAAAATATATCAAGTATCAGATTTCAATTATGGAAATTTCTTAGTTTCTTATGAGAGTATTTGGCCTATGGATGGAAGAATTTATCCAAATGACATACGCACTGATTATATCAGTTATAATCAATCTTTTTATGGTACTATTGGTGCAGAGGGTGTTTTACAAAACAAAACAATATTTGTTTGGATAAGCGGAACAACACCACAATCTACGTTTAGTTATTTGACTAGCAGTATAACAGCTTCTGTTTCTTATGCTGCTCCTCACACATTGATAGATAAGGGATATAACTTATTTTCTAGAAATTCGCTTTTAACTTCTCCTTTGGAACAGAATACGTATTTTAGTTATTATCCAATATATTCTGGTGGTGTATCTGCGACTAGTTCATTTAGAGGAGAAATATCATTTTATGAACCAAGACCAGATAATACTGTTACTTGGACGACTGTTGAACACCCAAATATAAATTATGGACCATATGATGACTCATATTCAAACTGGTATGAAACACTTCGTTTGAAAGCAAAAAATTACTCAGTATTACCAGAATATATTATTTCTGATGATACAAGATTATCTCTTCTAAATGCTGGCAAGTATAGAACCTCATATGCCAATGCACTAACTATCAGTGGTTCTTCAATTACAGGTTCAAACAGCCAATTTGATGATTTATATATAGAAACAGATAATCTTTCAAATATGGATAATATTAAACAAGATTTATCTTCTGTAACTAAAACGATCAAATTAACACTTGATTGTGATGCTTTCTTAAAATTTAATGCTAAACCAGAACTTTATCCACAAGTTAGAACTGTAAAGATAGCTGAAAAGTTTATGAAAACAACTTTACCATATATATCTTTCTGGTCTGGTAGCACATCAAACATTTACAATTATCAGAACAATAGTGAGTATCCAGTAGCATTAAAATCTTTTATTAATCCTTTATTTGCTCCCGGTATTCTTTACAATACAATAAAATCTGGTATTGCAGTAGATTATCCAATATTAACAAGTTCTTTAACACAATCTGTATTTATTACTGCTGCTAGTAGTTCATTTGCAAATTGGCGTAATTCAAACGGAATTGGAAATTCAAATTTTGATATTAGATTACCATTTGAAACATTATTAAAACCAGAAGCTTACTTACAACAAGTAATTGATATGTATGCTGATCGCTGGTATTCTACCACACCAGAGTTTCATTATAATGTAAATTACACATCTTCATGGACAGGAGAATTTTTAGATAATAGTTATAAATTGGCTATTAATAACTTCTTAGCAGAAACAATTGATTTCTTTGCACCAGAGGGAAAGCTAACAACTTTATTTTCTAAACCAGAAACAGAATTTAAACAAGTTGATCCAAATAAAAAATATCGTGCATTAGTTAAAATATATAAATCAGCAACAAATAACAATCTTAAAGATTATTTAAACGCAACTGGTTCAAACGCCAGTACTTTATATACTAGACCACAATATACAAATAAAGCAATTGAAACTATAACAATGTATAGTCGTCCAAGTGCTTTTGGACCTCCATCGACCAATAGAAATGCTATCAGTGCCGGTACAGTATTCCAGTATTTATCTAGAGGTTCTGAATTTACCTATGCTCCTTATACACCACCATATTATGATGGTTCCGCATGGGCTTTAATAACATTCACACCAACAGGTTCTAAAGCACATGTGCCAACATTAGAAGAAATACAAAATAATTTAGAAATAAAATATTTAAGATTAGAAGAAACTGTAAATTCCGGTTCAGATCAATATCTTGCATTTGGTCCAGTTGTTCACCATAATAATGCAATAAATAATAATGCAATGCAGATATCCGCTTCTGTTGATTTATTAAAGTTTATAAATACACAAGAATTTACATTAAATTCAACAGATGCAACAAAAACAAAAGCTGCTTCAAAAATTTGGGCAATACAAACTAAATTTGAAACACCAATATTAAACTTTAATCCTGCTGATACAGGTTATACTGCTTCATTTGTAAGTAATGTTTATTACCCTTCGCAACAAGATCTTCCAACATATGGAATGTGGCATCAATACGGTGTAATACCAGATGAAGGCAAGGGTGTATATTTGCAAGTAACTGATATTCCAAAAGATTATATTCTTTATGGTAATGAAAGTTCTTATAAAGATTTAACTGATACTGCAATTAAAGGCAATCCCGCATTAACCGCTTCTCTTGCTGATATCGTCGGTTTCAACAAAGATCCAATTAAACTTGGACAAGTTGCAGCACAAAAAGAAATCAAAGAAGCTGTCGTTGCAATACCATATATTCTTGAAAAGAATCAACGCAAGTTCTTCAAGCTAAACAAGAATGCTGTTAACTACATCAATAAGCAATACTTTGGCAAGGGTAAAGATATTGAAAAGATTTCAGAAAATGCTGCATTAGATGTATCTAAGACCATATTAGATCAAATCCAATCACTTGAGGACTATGTTGTACCACCAGCATTTGACTATCTAAATAATCAAGACATTGAACCGATCTCAATGTACGTATTTGAGTTTAAGTATAATCTTTCACAAGAAGATCTCTCACACATTTGGCAAGGTGTACAACCAAATATTGCAGACAAGGTAGAGAATCAAAAGATCACAATATCTCACGAACTAAATGTAAATGAGCTAATGGATGTTGATAATCTTACTGAGAATCTACAATGGTTAGTATTCAAGATTAAGAAGAAGGCAAAGACCAACTACTTCAACAAAGTACTTCAATCTGCTCAAGAGAAAGACAAGAGAAAGGAAGATAATCTTCTCAAACTCGGTCGTACTAAGAGAGCAGCAGCAAACGTACAAGAAGATAATGAGCTTCTATACAGCTACAACTGGCCTTATGATTATTTCTCACTTGTAGAACTAGCCAAGATTGACGCTATAATCGAGTTTGATGGTAATGAGAAGGTTGTTACAACAATAACTGATGATACAGATGCTACTACAACAAACGATAGCAAGCCATTCATAAACACTGGCAGAGAGTTCAAGAATGACGAAAGAGCAGATGATATCAGAGCCATGCAAGAACAACGTAAGAAGCAAGAGGAAGAAAAGAAGAATCGTGATAGAGCAGCAGCTGTTCGTGATTCCTTAAGAGCCGACAACAAGCTTCAACAACGTATTGAAGAAGAGAAAAAGAAAAATCAAGATAGATCTACTGCTGTTAGAAATACACAACCAGCAAATAATAGACTAGATCAAGCTCTTGAACAACAAAGACAAGAGCGTGAAGCACAACAATCTAGACAAGAAGCTATTCAAAACGCTGGAAAGGTTAATACTGGCAAAGTAGTAGAACAAGCTCAACAACGAAGAGAAGAACAACAATCTAGACAAGAAGCCGTACAAAATGCTGGTAAAGTAAACAGCTCAACAGCTGCACAAAAAATAGAACAAAAGCAAGAAACTAGACAAGCTATACAGCAAGAACGCAGAGAAGCGGTACAAAATGCTGGTAGAGTAAATAATCAAACAGCATCACAGCAAACTCAACAAAAACAAGAAACAAGACAGGCTACACAACAAGAGCGTAGAGAAGCGGTACAAAATACTGGCAGAGTAGGCAATAGAGGAAATGCAGGTAGAGGAAGTAGTGGTGGTAAGTTGAACGACACTGAACAACAACAAGAAGTTGATTCTAATGTAGGTGGTGGTAGCGTAGGTGGAAGAGGACAAGGACAAGTTGCTGGTGGAACTAGAAATCCATTCTCTGCTGGCACTGGCGAAGGCATAACTTCTGATGGTGTCAAGAAGCCTTCTTCTGGTCGTGATACAACTAAAAATCCAAAAGGTGGTAGACGCTAATGGCTTTCATTGATCCAAAAGAAGAAGTAATCAATATAGAGCTTACAAGTTACGGAAAGCTTTTGCTATCAAGAGGTTTGTTTAAACCTGTTTATTATTCTTTCCATGATGAAGATATTATCTACGATTTAGGATATGTCTCAGCTAGTGAAATAACAAGTAACGCAGAAGTGAGAATACAAGAAAATACGCCTTATTTAAAGCCTTTATATAGCTTTTCTTCTCCAACTGCTTCAATAAGTAAAGATATAAATCAAAGTTCGTTAGTCGAAGAGTTGTTTAACTTTAATACTGATAAAGTAGTTAAATATGATAACTCTTTGGGTAACTCTTCAATATCTAACTTATATGTACCATCTTGGAAGATAAACAATCTTTCCTCTAACTTTATATCCACGTCTAAGACTTTTACAAGTAAAAGTATCAATATTCCTCAACTTGATTGTATTTTGACTTCATCACTGTTTAGAACAACTGGTGAGATTGTCGATAACGACCCAGAGTTATCTGAGGCTGTAACATATGAGAACTCATATAGAACTTCTAATGACGACGTTTCTTTGTATATTACAGAAGAAGTTTTATTAAAAATAGAAGAACTTAATACAGATTTAGAGTTGGATCATTTTGATGTTGAAGTTTATAAAATAAACACTGATAAAAATGGTGTTGAAAACTATGTTCCTTTAAAGTTTATTAAACAACAAAACTACATTGATCAAGATGGATTTTTGGTTGATACCACATCATTTACAGAAACCGAAATAGATGAAACTTATGTTGAGCATTATTTTACTATAAGTTTAGACAATGAAATAGAAAATAATAAAGTTTGCAAATATATACTTAAGACGACAGCAGATCAAGATCAGATATTCAACGATATCACTGTCTGTGACACACCAGATGTTACAGTAGCAACAAATGATCTATATTCTATTGTTGTTGACAGAGCGAAAGGCAAGAACTGTTAATGGCTACAATCAAAAAAATAAACAATAACGAAATCCTTCCAAATATTGAATATACCAGTATTGCGTTGGATAATGCAACAGACGACGCAGGTAATACAATACAGGATAAGTATATTGTTGATGTTAGATTGCGTATTATTCCAAGAACAACTTCTTTAGACAATATAGTGCTAGACAAAGAGTATCTTAAATATATTAAGATGTACTTTGTCACTACACAAACAAAAGCACAACAAGAGTATATTGAGAGTCTTTCGCTTCAATCAACAGTGGATAAGTTTATAAACACGCTTGCAGAAGATGATGATGATATAAGCTTATATAATAGCATTGAAACATTCAACATTCCAATATCAAACTTTAATCAAGTCGAGGAACAGTTTGAATATTTCATTGACAAGAAAATAACAACATCAAACATAACAGATGTGACTAATACATTAACTTTGAATACATTTGTATTTTTTGATGTTGAATCATATTTTGCTGACAATAAGTTAAGCACTTCTTATGTTGATATATTTAAAACATCTTTTGGTACTCAAGAAGTTTATACTTATCCATTAACAGAAAAAAATGAAATAATCGAAGTATTAACACTAGGTTCTACTGGCGAACCAGAAGATAATATCACTTGTGATTTACGTACTTCTAACTTTTTGATAGATGTTAATAGAACAATCGTTGCTCCAACAATAAACAATGATCTTAAAAGATCTTATTTAACTATTCATGTTGGAAACGATTATCAGAAATCTTTAAAAAACTATCTTGTATTTGATTTTGGAAAGTTTCTAATAGATAAATCTTGTATTGATGACAACATATTTGATAGATTTACAATAAGCCTAGACGTTTATCGATATGGAACAAATGAGAGAGAACCAGCATTGGTTGATAGAATAACATTATTTAGAGAAGATATAAGTCAACCAATAGAACTTTCTAGTATAAACGATGTATCAAAACTAGCATTCATTCAAAATAACAATGCTTTAATATACTTCACCGATAATATTTTAGAATCAACGTCAGAAGCAAAGTTCTATTATTTAGTAGAAGTCAAGTATACTGATAAATCATTCTTCAGCATATATGAGCCATACAAGAGTACTGGCTTATATTTTTCTGTTTTGCATCAATATGAGCAAATCAAAAACATGATTTATCTTGCCAATAAAAATGCATATTCAAAAACAGAAACAACATACGCATTTTCAAAAGATCAAAAACCAATACCAACAGTTTTTTTCTTAGACACTGATACAAAGAAGTTTACACAACAATTTATAGAATATTATAAGAGACAGTTTTATGTAGATTCTTCAACAGGTGGTGAGATTACAAAAACACTTGATATGGTTAACTTTATTAATAACTTTGCAAATCTTGTTAATAAGTTTGTTGTTGATAGTTCAAAAAAAATAACCAATAAACAAATAGAAACAATAATAAATGCCTTAAGATTATCAAATGCTTCATTCAACACATATTTAAAGTTTTTTAAATCAGTTGATTTAGTTATGGCTAACTTAGCTATGATCTTTTCAAATGCCAAACAAAATGTATCAAAATATGTTAAGAAATCAGAATCACAAAATGTTGAGAAAGACAATACATATTTTAGATTAAATGAATATGTCGATGATTTAGAAATACCAACTATTAAAGCAGAAAAGATAGTAGAGCTATTTTCAGCTTCTGGTCAGTCATTTGTACTACCAAAGTTTTATGTTGATAATGAAGTAAGTAAAATAGATAACTTATTGTTACAAAGTTCTGATGCTGGATCGGAAAAAGTTTCAACTTCTGTAATGTCAAGAGTAATGAAAAAAGCTATTTCAAAAAAGAAGAAAGCATTACAAAAATCTGATGAAACTACTTTAGAAGCTGAACTTCTTCTATTAGACCTTGGTGTTTCTTTTAAAGAATACAAGCAAAAAGAAATAGTTAAAAAGGCAGATCGCAAAGATAAAAATATAGCTGTCAAGAAGACTATTGATTCATTTCAAAATAAAGATTTAAACTTCAAGACAATCAAAAACAAGTTAACAAGAACAATAGAAAAACAAACACAACAAAACGATCAAAAGAGACAAGTATCTATACAAAGTGTAAACGATGTTGTTAACGACATATTATTTACCACCAGAGTACCAGATATAAAATATGATAATAAGTTTGCTTCTCCATCAATAATATTAAGATTCTATAACTTTGATAAAAAAACATGGGTTGCAATAGATCAAAAAACAATAAAGAAAGTAGCAAGAAGAGGCACTTTCTTTATTGAAGCAACAGTATCTACCGAAGGTTATTCTAATATATTCAAACTAAACAATGTAGATACAGATTTAGAAACTAGATATTTCATAATGGAATCATAAGATGAGCAAATATATATCTCTAGATTGGATTGGCAGAGACACAATAGAAGTTGAAAAATATGTAAAAGATAAATCTTCATTACTTGCTCAAAATATCAACTCAGTAACAATAGGAAGAGGTATAAAAAACTCTGTTAAAGCAAATGATTTTAGCGGTTTAACGCAAGATCAAAAAACAGCAGTTGAGAATATAATAACTTCTATTATTGATATGTTGTCATATTCAAAAGTAAAAGAACCAATAGCCTCTATAACTGGTATATATTATAAACAAAATCTAGAAGTAAATAAACAAACAGAAACAGAACAATCAACTGGTCTAAGATATAGATGGCCTTTTAGATTTTTAAATGTAACATATGGTGAAAAAGCAGTATCCAGCGTAGATACTATCACAAATATACCAAGGTTCAAACAACAAATAGAAATACAGATTGGTTATGAACAGTTTATTTCTTTTCTTCTTGAATATATGCCTTCTTTAAATGTTTTGATTAATAGAGAACAACAAGGATTAAGAGCCATTTATTATATGTTTATTCTATCTGTCAATAGAATGTTAAACAACAATAGTAATGGTGGGTTCTTTACAAACTTTAATAGAAATACTTTAGTAGAAGATGATAGCAGTCAAGAAACATTTTCTGCCAAAGCAAAAACAACAACAGAATATAACTTTTATATTAAAGAATATGAAAACATTTTTAATAAAGACTTTACATCTTTACAAGTTCTTCCAAACTATTACCTTTTAAATACTTATTTGAATACAAACGAGGAACAAAAGGTCAGAGATATTATATCTTTAAATGGTCGTTTGAAAGTAACTGAGCAAACTGTTTTAAGTCAAGATTATTATTCTGATTTTAGTAACACAATCTCAAATATGACAAGAGAACAAATAAATGATGTTGTTAATAAAGCAAAAAACTATTTGATTGATGTTGATTATTGCAACAAATCAAAGTTAGCTTTATCAGATGAAATGCTACCTTATAATAACAAGATATTGTTTACAAACGATCCAAGCGATCCAGTATCATCGTTTTTGAACTCTAATAATCTACAAACATTATTTGCTAATAATATCTATAATATATTTGGTGTTTCTGGATCTTTGACACCCTTAGCTGGAAATATCAATCTTTATAATGATAATGTTAAAGGCGGTTATTCATCCATAAGTTATATAAAATACACAGATGCAATAAAGTTTAACTATACAGATAAGAGTTCACAAATAGGTTTTGTCTTTATTCCAAATCAAAAACAAGATTTTAGCTTAATAACAAAAAACACGACACCAAGTGTTACTGGCACCTTATCTTTGTTTACATTTATGAAGCTTAATGCTTTGTTGCTTGGTATTTATGAAAATAGTTTTGATTTACAATCTATATTTGCTTGTACGCCAAACAAATCTTTTAGTTGTGGATATATGATCGACAAGTCAGATCAAAATAATCAAAACCTATATCAAACCATAGTCATGGCTAGAGATAATGTTGTATCTGATTATGAAGTTATTGATACGCAAGTTGTATATGATGGTACTGTTACCTACACCATTTCATCTATGGAAATGACAATCAATAATAGATATTCTTATACAATATTTAACAATGGATTAAGAAACATAACTGATGAAGAAAGAAGGACTTCAATCATTCTTGAAACTATATTACAACCAGAAATGTCGTTCTATAAAGTCGAGCTTTATAAAAAACAAGCAACAGTGATTGACAACCCACCACTTCCAGCAGATGTTAATATAGTTCCATTTGTTGGTGTTAATAATGCCTTGAGATTTTTGTTTAATACACAATACGGTTCTTATGAAGAACAACCAATAGCAATAACAGATACTGATCAAAAGTTTTTTACTTCTATAAGAGAAAAGCAAAAGAGCAACAATAAAATATATTTTGAAACAGACGACTTGATAACAACCATAGAAGTATATAGAACTACTGCTCTTCCTACATCTTATACAGATTTTAGAAACTCTTTATATCGTATACTGGATATGAAGTCATTAACAGCAAATAGCTTTATTGATGTTGTGGAACCAAATCAAAAATATTATTATACTTTTAGAAGCACCGATGTTCATGGAAATATATCAAATCCAAGTTCTGTTTTTGAAGTCCAAATAGTAGATGATAGTGGGGCTATTTATCCAATAATAAGAACAATACCATTGCTTAATAAAGAAATATATGATACAACAAGATCGTTTAGAAAATATATAAGCATTACACCTTCTGTGACACAAACAGGGTTTGTTCCAAATCAAGATAATACACAAGTAACATTTGGTGAAGCCGCAGATTTGTGGGGACAAAAGTTTAAGATACGAGTTACTTCTAAAAAAACAGGTAAATCATTTGATCTAAATGTTACTTTTAATAAAGAAGAAAAATCGTTATAATAAAAAGACAAGTACAAAAAGAACAAAAAAATAAACAAACTACTATTTAAGAAAGAGGTTACTAATAATGGCGTTTTTAGATAACAGCGGCGATATTATACTTGATGCCGTATTAACAGATACTGGTAGATTTAGATTAGCAAAAGGCGATGGTTCATTCAAGATAGCAAAGTTTGTTTTTGCAGATGATGAGATCAACTATGGACTTTACGACAAGAATAATGCAAGTGGTTCCGCTTATTATGATTTAAGCATTCTTCAAACCCCAGTATTTGAAGCTTTTACCAACAATACATCAGTTGTTAAATCACCATTATTATCCATCTTAAATCAAAACCTTCTTTATCTACCAGTAATGAAGCTGAATACAAACGTCACAACTACAAAAGGTGGTGCTCGTTTACAAAGAGGTGTGGAACAAATATTAACTTCAACTAATAATATTGCCGGTACTCCGCTTTATTCAGCTACAAACAGCTATATTGTAACTACCGAGTCTGGTTCGACCAATGCTATTGGTGGTGGTAGTGGTCTTTATGTAAATGGCGTATTCGACGGTTATACTCTCTTAACTCAAACAGCAATCAGAGTAGATCAAGGTTTGGATACCACTGAACTCCCAGCCACCAAGACACTTGAACCAACATTAGTTGAAACACAGTTTATAGTTGAACTAGATTATAGATTGGGAAGACTAGTAGGTGCTAAGGATGAAAAAGACTTTACTCCTTCTTTCGTAGATGATGATCAAGTTGCAAGTTATTATTTCACCAATAATGATATTGGAGCTGTCGAATCAATAGGAACAGATCAAAACAATCTACAAGCTGGTCAAGTTATCCAAGGACCAAGAGGCAATCTTATTGCTTTCAAGATTCGTTCAAGCGAAGATTTAACAACAAGCACATTCTTGTTCACAAGACTAGGTGCAACAATGACATTCTCTGGTGTTTCTGGTACCTTCTACTACATCGATACCTTCGTTAAGGTTCGTGGTGTAACAACAGGTACTTCAATCTCAATACCAGTAAGATTTGTAAGAAAAGCATAATAAACTAAAGGTATAAACAAATATGGCAACAACATTTAAAGATTTTACAAGTTCAGATGTAGTAAACACAAAAACATTATTGAACGAAGTAATACCACTTACAGGAACAATCGTTTCTGGTACTTATGCAGATGCAAATATTAAAAACTATGCTCACGGTATCTTTCAATCAGTATATGATTATCCATACCTAAGCTCATCAGCAAATCATATATTCGATCTTACCTTTGGTTATGCTGCAACATCTTCTTTTTCATCATCAGCAAATACACAAAATGATAAGAAGATAAATATTTATAATCAAATGGCTCAAGTTCTTGTTGGATATAATACATCTGGCAGTATCCAACGCTTTGACCAAAATGGTGATTTATCAGAGGGAAATAAAATAGATGAATCTTTTGTTTTCTCATTTGCAAGATTACTAACAAAAGATGAAATAAAGAAAGGATCTTTCACCATTTCTCTTGGTACTGCAAATGCTTATGCAACACCATTTACAACAGTAACCACTATCGGTGATTATGGTGCAGCATCTGAATATAGAACAAACTCACCAGCTGGTGAATATGGTATTCTTTATACATCTTCCGCAACTCCAAACAGCACAAGCGGTGTAGGTCTTATATATTACCAAGCTGGTGTGGCAATACTGTCCGCCTCAGTATTTGGTAGTTCAGTTGTACTATCTGGCTCTTCAACAAGAAATGCTGTTCTTACCGGCTCAACAATACAAGCTATCGCAAACTCAGTAAGAAATCGTATTCAAAACATTCAGTTTAATAACACCACAGAACTAAACTCAACAATCTACTTCTGTCGTGCAAATCACAACGAATATAACTATTCATCAAATCCAACTTATGTTTCTTCAAGTAAGATTGTAGTCAAGAACGAAGCTAGCGATCCACCAATCGCTTATATTACAACGGTAGGTTTATATTCAGCAGATAATGAACTTATGGCAGTTGCTAAGTTATCAGAACCATTAAAGAAGAGTGTAGATAATGAGATAGTTATTAGGACACGCTTGGACTATTGATTTACTAAACAGTATAAGTTTCTTTTTCATCATCTATACTTTTCCCCTTTCAATAAACTATTTACTATTGAGAGGGGAAAATGCCTTTATACACCAAAAAATGTACAATATGCAATAATGACTTTAATACCAATAGAAGTCATACATTGTTTTGTTCAACCAAATGTGCAAGCAAAGACAAATATGAGAAAAACAAACTACGATACGAAAGAGTATGCGAATGTTGTGGTATTGTTTTCAATAGTCCAAAAAAAGATACAAGATTTTGCTCCCCAGCTTGTATCAATACATCAACTAAAAAACATGAAGATATAGAAAATAAGTGTTTGGAATGTGGTAATCTTTTTACCGTTTCTTATATAAAAAGAGAAAGAAAGTTTTGTTCTAGGTCTTGCGCTACTATCAACTTAAACAACAACAGAACAGAAGAGACAAATAAAAAAATATCTGATACACATAAAGAAAGATATTTAAATGGAACGAATATCCATCCATTTCTAGGTAAAAATCTTACAGAAGAACACAAACAATCAATATCTTCCAGTAGAATATCAAAAGGTTCTTCTGTTGGAGAAAAAAATCCAATGTATGGAAAAAATCACACATCAACAACAAGAGAAAAAATATCTTCTACAAGAAGCACTAGAATGATTAATGGCGATTACAACTCGTGGTTTTGCAAAGGAACATATCGTTCTACAAAAATAAATAAAGATATATATTTTAAAAGCTCTTGGGAAAAGAGTGTTTTAGAATATCTAGATAATCAAGAAGATGTTGTTTTTTTCATGTATGAGCCATTTTCAATATCGTTTTATTATAACGAAAATAAACGACATTATATTCCAGACTTATTAATAACTTACAAAGATGGAACTCAAAGACTTGTTGAAATAAAGCCTAGTTATTATGTAGATGCTGAGATTAATAAAGCAAAGTTTGAATCTGCCAAAAAATATTGTAACGATAAGGGTATCATATTTGAAGTATGGACAGAAAAAACCATAGACAACCTATTTATAAAAGAGTAGAAATACATCATGGCATTACATAAAATAAAACAAAATGAACTTTTTATAAACCAAATAGAGTTTAATCCAAATGTTTCATTTTATGTATATGATGGAAAAACCTATTATAATAACCAACCAGAAATCTCTGGTGCTTTTACATCTAATATAACCAATGTACCCGTTGGTTATATTAGTTTATATGAAGAAAACGTTGATAGAAGCCAAGCAGGAACTGGTTTAATATATCCTTTTGTTACCAAAGAAGGAAGCTTAACTTCTTTTAAAACCATATCAACAACCAGTTTTAACTCAGATTTCTCTTATGGTGATACAATAACTGGTTCTTATCCTCTTAGTGCTAGCATTCAAAGAGAGTTTTATCAAGTTGGTGAAGAAAGACGAAGAGTTGATGCTTTAAGAAATACTCTTAACTATTATCTTCCTTTTAGCAAACATTATGCCTATTCATCTTCTCTTGGTGATAAATCAAATCAAGATTTAAATCTTATCAGTATTCCTTCTATATTTTATGGAAGCAAAATACAAAAAGGTTCTGTAACATTAGATTTTTATCACACTGGTACACTAGCCGGTAGATTACAAGATGTAAATAAAAATGGAGAGCTAATACAAACTATTGGTTCAAACGGTTCTGGTTCGGTAGCTGGTGTAGTTCTTTATACAGAAGGTTTTATTGTACTTACTGGCTCTTGGGGAATAGCACCACCGGATAACTATCTTGATAGTATGGACACCCCAAGTGGTTCTTGGATTTACTTCGGTGCTGGTATGTATGGCACAGAAACCTATACTTCTGGTATGCTTGATTCTTCAAGCTTTAACCTATCTTTTGAAGGAACTTCAAAGATTCCAGTAATGACAATGTTTGCTCATGCAAAGCGTGGTGAACTAAACAACTCTGTAAATCCAACATTTATTAGCCAACAAACAAGAAAAGAGCCACTAACTGGTTCTAGTGCTTATATTGAATATGATAAAATGGAACCAGCAAACGTCGTTTCGGGATCATATAACCAAGAAGAATATTTAGAAAAAACAACATTTATAACAACAATAAAGTTGTACGACGAGAATAAAAATGTTATAGGTGTTGCTAAGTTAGCTAAACCTGTGCGTAAAACACAAGATAGAGACTTATCATTTAAACTAAAAATCGATTTATAAAATGAATACAAAACCAACTTATTTAGGTGTGGATGTAAGCACCTCCAAGATTGGCATCGCTTTGATAGATGAAGATAAAAAAGTGATTGTCAGTGAAGTAATAAAACTAAAACCAGAAAATAGTTTAGAAGAAAGAGCAATACTCTTTGAAAACAAACTTCTAAAACTAAACAAATATTATTATATCTCTGAGATATTTGTTGAAGAACCATTCGTTGCTTTTGGTGGGGGCAAAACAACCGCTCAAACTATGGCAATATTGCAACGATTTAATGGAATGTGCTCTTTCGTTGTTCGTAAAGTATTTGATAGAGATCCACAAATGGTTAGTGTACGCTCTGCTAGAACAAAGCTTGGTATAAAAATACCAAGAGGTCTAAAAGAGAAAGAAACAAAAAAGATTATCATCGAGTGGGCAGCTGAACAATACCCAGACTTTAAATACGAACTAACAACTCATGGTAATCCATTACCCGGTACAGATGATAGAGCAGACGCATTAGTAATAGCTACTTATGGACTTGAGAAGCTATTTAGTGTATGAACACTAAGTATGTACAAAAGAAACATCAAAAACTAATATTAGAACTTAAATATCTTTATGTAGATTTAGAATATCATGAAGATATATTTAAAGATGCTCAAGAAGAGTTTAAAGAAGCATTTTATGAGTATTCTGCTAAAAATAATCTAGGTTATAAAAAACCAGAAGAACAAAAACCAACTAATATTTCTAATAGTACAGATATTAGTACTTTTGTAGAAGAAGAAAAAGAAGAAGAACAAATCCCACATAACACAGATTCTCTTCCAGATCTACACTTTGAAAAAGAAGAAGTTGATACAGATTTTAACAGCATTTTTAAAAAGATTGCTCACTTGACACATCCAGATCTACACAATAAGATGGATAGTGAAGAAGCAAGAAGAAAGAAAACGGAAATGTTCTTGAAGGCTAAGAAAGCCGTAGATAACAAGAACTGGTTTGAGCTATGCCAAATAGCTATGGATCTTGATATTAAGCTTCCAGAGCCTACCAAGCAGCACTTAAAGTGGCTTGAAGACGAAATAATAAGAACAAAAGAAAGAATACAGAAAATCACTACCACTTTTGCTTGGTCGTGGTATAATGATGAAGAACGAAGAGAACAAATAATGCGTTCTTATATGACTGTAATAACAAGAGGAACATGAACAAAACTCAAATCCTAAAATCAGCACTTGGAGAGTTTCGTCGGTCCAAGGACGAACTTCTATTTATTTGTCCATTCTGTAAACATCACAAACACAAGTTTAGTGTGAATACAAACACAGACAAATATAAATGTTGGGTTTGTGATACAAGGGGAGCAAACGTTCGTCGTGTATTGAAGCGTTTCCTTAATGCTTCAATGCTATTTGAATGGGACAAGATCACAGGAAGATTAAACCTTGGT